ACACTTGTATGATTTTGGTATATTTATAGAATTAATGCCAGATGAAGAAGAAAAAGCTATGTTAGAAAACAACATACAAATGGCTTTACAACAAAAAAGTATAGAGCTAGAAGATGCTATTGATTTAAGAGATATTAAAAACGTAAAGTTAGCTAATCAACTATTAAAGATTAGAAGAAAGAAAAAAGAAGAAAAAGATCAAGCTAGACAAGAGCAAATGATACAAGCTCAAGCTCAAGCGAATGCGCAAGCGCAGCAAGTGGCAGCTCAAGCAGAGGTTCAGAAAAACCAAGCATTAACCCAAAATAACGCTCAATTAGAAACTATAAAAGCCGAACTTAATTCTCAAAAAATGACACAAGAGGTTGAGATGAAAAAAGAGTTGATGGCTTTAGAGTTCCAATACAACATGCAATTAAAAGGCATGGAGGTTGAAGGTGTTAAATCTAGAGAAAAAGAAAAAGAAGATCGTAAAGACGAAAGAACAAAGATACAAGCGTCGCAGCAATCAGAAATGATTGAACAAAGAAACAGTGGAAAACCAGCTAAAAACTTTGAATCCGCAGGTAATGATATACTAGGTGGAGGATTTGATTTAGGTTCGTTTGATCCTAGTTAGAATTATTAATTATTATTATATTATATTATGGAAGAAGAAAATAAAAACGTAGTCGAAGAGATTACACAAGAAAACACCGAGCAGGTTGATAATACCCCTCAGGTAGATGAAAGTAAGTTTAATAGTGCTGGAGATGACAGTGTTATAAAAATAGATTTAAGTAAACCACCAACACCAGTAGAAGAAAATGAAGTTAAAGAAGATAACGCTGACGACAGCGGAGTGGTTGCAGAGCTTGAAAATGCCGAGCCCACACAAGAACAAGAAGAAGTACACGCGGAAGCTCAAACACAAAAAGCTCCAACGCTAGAAGAGGTTACTGAAGAAGAGCAAGAACAAGTTGAAGAAATAGCCACAGAAGCACAAGAGGCTATTCAAGAAAATTTAGAAACAGGTAAACCTTTACCAGAAAACATCCAAAAATTAGTTGATTTTATGGAAGAAACTGGTGGTGATTTAAGTGACTACGTAAAGCTTAATCAAGATTACTCAAAATTAGATGACACTAGTTTATTACACGAGTACTATAAGCAAACAAAACCTCACTTAGACAATGAAGAAATTAGCTTCCTTATGGAAGATACATTCTCTTACGACGAAGATATAGACGACGATAGAGATATACGTAGAAAGAAATTAGCGTTAAAAGAGCAAGTTGCCAACGCTAAAAGCCACTTAGACGGGCAAAAGTCTAAATACTATGAAGAAATTAAAATGGGTTCTAAGCTCACGGGTGAGCAACAGAAAGCAGTTAACTTCTTTAATAGGTACAACAAGGAAACAGAAGAGCTGAACAAATCTGCTGAATCAAATCGAAATAGTTTTATGAAAAAAACCAATGAGGTTTTTAACAACAAATTCAAAGGTTTTGAATATAACGTTGGGGATAAAAACTATAGATTTAATGTTAAAGATGTGGACAAAGTTAAATCTGAACAAAGTGATATTAATCAATTCATGACAAAGTTTGTTAATGAAGATTCCACTTTAAAGGATCCAAACGGGTATCACAAAGCTTTATTTACAGCGGGTAATCCTGATGCTATAGCTAAGCATTTTTACGAGCAAGGCAAGGCAGATGCTATGAAAGATAGTATTGCAAAAGCTAAAAACGTAGACATGAATCCTAGACAGTCTCATAAAACAATAGAGACTGGTGGGTTAAAGTTTAAAGTATTAGGCGATGATTCTTCTGATTTTAAGTTTAAAATTAAAAATAGAAAATAAATTAACAATTAAAACATTTTAAAAAATGGCAATTACAAGCGCAGCAGCTGCGAATTTGACACCTTCACCGGTGAAAAAAGCGATAGCTAGCAATTACATGGACTTCGCTGGAGGTACTAATGGATGGGCAGATCAATATCTACCAGACGTTATGGCTAAAGAGGCAGAAGCTTATGGAAACAGAACGATGGCAGGATTCTTAAGACAAGTTGGTGCTGAAGAAGCAATGCAATCAGATCAAGTTATTTGGTCAGAACAAGGTAGATTACACTTAGCATACAAAGGTCACATAACACATGATGATGACACTGCAAATACAGTTGGTGGTGTTTCAGCTACTAATGCGGGTGGTCAAATAGGTATTGATACTGATATTGATGGTAGAGCAATTTCTACTACTCACGGTATTAGAATTAACGATATTTTATTAATCGCTGATTCTAACACTACAGCTACTGTATTGGTAGTAAGCGATCCTGTTGGAGCAGCATCTTTTGATGTAGTTCTTTATGACGCTGGATCTTCTACAGCAACTTTAGCAAACGCAGGTTTTGCACAAGGTTCTGATGGTGATGCTGATATTACTATATTAGTTATTGGATCTGAATTTGGAAAAGGAGCAACTGGTAGAGTTGGACAAAACGAACCAGATCACAAGACTTATTCTAACAAGCCAATTATCTTAAAAGATAAGTATGCTGTGTCAGGTTCTGATACTGCTTCAATTGGTTGGGTAGAAGTTTCTAGTGAAGATGGTACTGGAGGTTACTTATGGTATGTTAAAGCTGAAGCTGAAACTAGAATGAGATTTAACGATTACTTAGAAATGTCAATGTTGGAAACGGTTCCAACTGATTCTTCTGAGTCTCTTGTTGATTCTTACTTTGGGTTTACAGGTGGTGCTGATGGTACTACTGGTCACCAAGGTTTATTTAACGCTATTGAAACTAGAGGTAACCAAACTTCTGGTGTTACTGGTGTTAACGCTGCTACTGATTTAGCTGAGTTTGATGCTATCTTAGCAGAACTTGACAAAAACGGTGGTATTGAGGAAAACATGATGTTCGTGAATAGAGCAACTGCTCTAGCAATGGATGATATGTTAGCTTCTATGAATTCTTACGGAGCTGGTGGTACTTCTTACGGGGTATTTGACAACTCTGAAGATATGGCTTTAAATTTAGGTTTCTCTGGTTTCAGAAGAGGTTCTTATGACTTCTACAAGTCTGACTGGAAATACTTAAACCAATTAGATGGTAGAGGTGGTATTAACGCTGCTAACACTGTTGGAGCAATTCGTGGGGTTATGGTACCAGCTGGTACATCTTCAGTTTATGACCAAATGTTAGGTAGAAACTTAACGCGTCCATTCTTACATGTTAGATATAGAGCTTCTGAAACAGATAACCGTTACATGAAAACATGGGTTACTGGTTCTGTTGGAGCTGTTACTTCTGACTTAGACGCAATGGAGGTACACTACTTATCTGAAAGAGCATTAGTTACTCAAGGAGCAAACAATTTCTTCTTAATGAACTAATCATTATATTTTAAAAGATCGAGGCTTCGGCCTCGACCTTTTATTTTTATTAATTTTATTATATATTATATTATGGCAAAAAAACAAAAAACAGAAAAGGCTGTAGAGCCTTTAATAGAAAAAGACTTCGAAGAAGTTATGGTGGAAACTCCACCGGTTGTTAAACAACCAAAAAAAGAAATAGTTGCAAAAACTGCACCTACAAAAGAAAACAAGTGGGAGATAAAAAATAGAACTTATCTTTTGAAAAGCCACAAAAAACCTTTAAGTAAATTAATAAAATCTGCGGGTATTTATTATTTTGATGAAGAAGCAGGTTATGAGAGAGAGTTAAAGTATTGTGAAAACCAAAGAACATCATTTGTTGATGAGATGGTTGGTGACCAAAGACTTTCTCACATTATATTTAGAAATGGAGCTTTAGTTGTTCCTAAAAATAAAGTTGTTTTGCAAAAGTTTTTATCTTTATATCACCCTCATAGAGATAAGGTTTTTTATGAACTAAAACCCCAAGTTATAGCTCAAGACGAGTTAGTAGATATTAACCTAGAAGTAGATGCTTTAATAGCAGCTAGAAATATGGACATTGACATGGCAGAAGCAGTTATGCGTGCCGAGATCGGTTCTAAGGTATCTAAGATGAGTTCTAAAGAACTTAAAAGAGATTTGCTTATATTTGCTAAGAAAAACCCAGCGTTACTCTTAGATTTAGCTAGTGATGCTGATGTTCAACTTAGAAACTTTGGTATTAAAGCAACTGAAATGGGAATACTAAAACTATCTCAAGATCAAAGAACTTTCTCATGGGGTTCTAATAATAGAAAGTTAATGAACGTTCCATTCGATGAACACCCTTATTCAGCTTTAGCCGCTTGGTTTAAAACTGACGAAGGTATGGAAATCTACTCTAACATAGAGAAAAGATTAAACTAACAACAAAATAATATGGTTGCCCTTCGGGGTAACCATTTATTAAAATTTAATTTTATGACAAAGAAATCAAAGGGTTTAGGAGACTCAATAGAAAAAATTACAAAAGCAACGGGAATAAAAAAGGTTGTAGACACGGTTAGCAAGATAACTAAAAAACCCTGTAATTGCGGTCAAAGAAAAGATACTTTAAATAGATTATTTCCTTACAATAATAAATAAAAAATATGATATTCGTAGATACAGTATACCAAAGGGTTTTAGCATTAGCTAACAAAGAGCAAAGAGGTTACATAACACCTCAAGAGTTTAATTTATTTGCTTGTCAAGCTCAGTTAGAAATAATAGAACAGTATTTTTACGATATAAATAGATTTGGTAGGTTTCATGGTAATGACACGGAATACTCTGACATGCTTAATTTGATTAACGAAAAAGTTTTAGAAATAACTACATCTGCAACATTGAGTGTAACAGCAAATACTGGTGTAGCATCTTTGCCAGATGATTTATACAAATTAGGTACAGTAATAATGGGTGGTGTTGAGGCTGACTTTATGAGTGCTAGTGAAGTTGTTAAGTTAAATAACTCAAAATTAACTAAACCTTATTTTACCGAAGGTATTAAAGGCGTTAGATCGCCCGTGTATACAAAACAGGCGGATAATATAACTTTATTTCCACTTCCAACATCCACTTATTTACAAAGTCTAACTACATCTATAACGTATATTGAACAACCTAAGTGTCCTTATTGGGGTTATGTTGTTGTTGATGAAAAAGCTATGTATAACGAGGGCGCTTCAGTTAATTTTATATTACACGCTTCTGAAGAATCAGAGTTGGTTAATAGAATACTAGGTTTATCCGGTATTACAATACAAAAACCAGAATTAACATCCGCTGCATTACAACTTGAGGGAACAAAACAACAAATTGAAAAACAATAAATAAATGGGATTACTATTAAACAATGGGGCGAGCGAAAACAGTTATTATTCAAAACCAGATGAATATGGAGACTATCAATTTGTTTCTTTACAAGATATAATAAACCAATTTATGGTAGCATACGTTGGTGAAGATAAAATTATATCTAAAATAAAAAAAACAGATGTTGCTTTTCACGCTCAAAGAGCAATGCAAGAATTATCTTTTGACACTTTTAAATCTTGCAAAGCGCAAGAGATTACGGTACCTGCTTCACTTCAAATGATTTTACCATACGACTATGTTAACTACACCAAAGTCAGTTGGGTGGATTCTGCTGGTATAAAACATTTGATGTATCCAACGAGTAAAACCTCAAACCCAACATCCAACCCATTACAAAATTCTAACGGTGACTTCACACTACAAGCGGTAGGTACAATGACGTTTAATGGTACGTTTATTACTTTAGATGCAGAGTATAAAAATATTGTTGTTGGCATGAAAGTCTCTAGTCCTAATATTCCCGCTGGAAGTGTTGTCCAACAAACTTTAAATAGCGGAGGTATTACAACTATAAAAATAAGCAACGCAAGTTTCACACAATTATTTAGTACTCCTTACACAGGTACAGAAACATTAACGTTTACTAATCCAGATGGATCTTTAGTTTTACCAGAAAAATCTTCTTTCATATTAGAAAATATTACATACACGCTAGGTGAAGATAAATTAACACAAACCCCAAACACGGGTGTCTCAAATGTAGAGGTTGGTATGTTAGTTTTTTGTCACGGTCAGGTTATCCCTG